AAGTTTGTGTGACGTTTATAGTTTTGTCTAAAAAAAGAGACTTGAGGATCGCCCGTGATATAGACGTCCTGGGCACCGACTGAGACAAGATCAATCAAAGCAGCTGACATATTTACTACTATACTATATTAAAAAAATCGGGCGTTGACGTAATAAGATAAAATGGTCGTGTTCCAAGTATTGACCTGGGAAACACAAGACACGGAGGACGAACATTTAATTAGTATTTTTGGTAAAACAAAAGAAGGTAAATCTGTATGTGTTACGACTAGTTTTACACCATACTTCTTCGTGAAACTCCCGAAGAAAGCGTCGCAATTAGACATTCGTAATTTATATACAAAGATTGATAAAGTGTGTCCTGAATGTTTAGTAAGTTATGACATAGTTCAATCTAAAGATGTTTGGGGATTTCAAAATAATGAAAAATTTATTTTTATGCAATTAAATTTCAAGAATTTGGCGGCGCGACGTATGGTAAATGGGAGATTAAAACGTACATTACCTGATGAATCTATAAAATATAAAGTCTATGAATCAAACCTCGATCCCGTTTTGAGATTAATGCACCGAACCAATATTCAATCGACCGGGTGGATGGATTCTGGAGATGCATGTGTTCGTTCACATTTAGCACGTGTTAATATAGACTTATTTTGTAACGACTGGAAAACACTTAAACCGGTTGATATTCCGGAGACTGCACCTTTCGTAGTGGCATCTGTGGATATTGAGTGTAATAGTTCAACTGGTAAGTTTCCTGATGCAGATGTAAAAGATGATGCATGTTTTCAAATCGCTGTATCACTTGCACATTTTGGTTCAGAAATACCATACGATAAAACATGTTTTTGTTATAAAAAAACTGATTCTGACTTGGAAGGGTGTATAATTAAGAGTTATGCAACGGAACGTGAAATGCTTATGGAGTTTAAGGAGTATCTCATGAAAAATGATGTTGATATCATAACTGGATGGAACATATTTGGTTTTGATTTAGAATATATAATGAAACGTGCGGTTATGACAAAATGTGATCCATCTTTTTATGAAATGAGTAAGTTGAAGAATCATACATGCGAACTTGTGTATAAGAAGCTGTCGTCGAGTGCACTTGGGGACAACGATCTCAAGATTTTACCTATGCCTGGACGGTTTATTTTCGATCTATTTCATGAAGTTAAAAAAGGGTATAAACTTGATTCGTATAAACTCGATAATGTTTCTAAACTGTACCTCGGTGACAATAAAATTGATATGCCACCAAAAGAAATGTTTGCGCGTTTTGTTGAAGAAGACCCCGTAAAGTTACGTGAGGTCGCCGAATATTGTATTAAGGATACATTGTTACCACATCGATTATTATCAAAGTTGTGTACACTTATCAATCTCCTGGAAATGGCTAAAGCGACATGGGTTCCACTGTGTTATTTAGTTGAAAGAGGGCAACAAATCAAAGTATTTAGTTTACTAACAAAAAAAGCGCGTGAAATGGGTTTCATGGTTCCAACAATATCATGGGGTCAGTATTCTGCGGTTGGATACGAAGGTGCGACCGTTTTAGACGCACAGAAAGGTGCCTATTATACACCAATAACAGCGCTGGATTTTGAAGGTCTGTATCCATCAATCATGATGGCGCACAATTTATGTTATTCAACACTTGTTATGGATTCTAAGTATGAAGATATTCCAGGTATAAAATATGAAACGTTCGGATTTTATAAATTTGCACAAGATGTTCCAAGTCTTTTACCGAGTATTCTTTTAGAATTGAAACAGTTTCGTAAACAAGCTAAGAAGGATATGGCAAAATCAACTGGTGCCCTAAAAGAAATGTATAATGGTAAACAATTAGCGTATAAAGTGTCTATGAACTCTGTATATGGTTTTACAGGTGCATCAAAAGGTATGTTACCATGTGTACAAATTGCATCGACTGTAACCCTAAAGGGTAGAAGTATGATTGATGAGACGAAAGCATATGTTGAAAAGAATTTTCCGGGTGCAAAAGTAAGGTATGGAGATACAGACTCTGTAATGGTTGAATTTGATGTGGGAAATCGTAAAGGAAAAGAGGCGATTGAATATAGTTGGGAAATTGGTGAACGTGCTGCGGAAGAGTGTACTAAACTTTTCAAGGCACCGAACAATCTTGAACTTGAAAAGGTGTATTGTCCATACTTTTTGTATTCAAAGAAGCGGTATGCAGCAAAACTTTGGACAAAAGGTAAAGATGGGAATATGAATATGGATTATATAGACGTTAAGGGTCTTCAATTGGTTAGAAGAGATAATACTCCACATATGCGTGAAGTGTGTAAAGAACTTCTAGACGTTGTTTTAGAAAGTAGTGATACTGGGCCACCAAAGGCACTCGCTTTACAAAGGGCTATAGAACTTATTGAGGGGGATGTACCAAATGAAAAGCTTATTTTAAGTCAGGGTTTATCCGATACATATAAGTCTCAAAACTTATCACATGTTCAGGTTCGGAATAAAATGCGGGAACGACAACCCGGGTCAGAGCCACAATCGGGTGATAGAGTGCCTTATATTCTTCTCGATACTGGAGATCCAAAGGCAAAGGCATATGAAAAAGCTGAGGATCCTAAATATGCAAAAGAGCATAACTTAAAAGTTGATTATAATTATTATTTCATAAATAAATTTCTAAACCCCGTGTGCGATTTAATTGAACCACTCTTTGAGGATCCGAAAGAAGAGATATTTGGGGAACTTTTAACACGTGTAAAACCAAAACGCCGACCAAAGAAAAAGACTGAGGCCGATATTGAAGGGCAACAAAAAATTAGTGATATGTTCAAAACACTTAAAAAATAATCACGTATATATTAATATGTCACGTAAAAGGGTTGATAGTATAGCAGATTGTCCTAAGGTAAGAACAGTATTAGATGAGGTTTTCGAAGAGAGACATTATAAACGCGACGTAATTTTAATGCAAAAAATTTCTGATAAATATTCCATAAATTTAAAACTTTTACTTTCTGACATACCAAATCCACTAAATTTTTGCAGGGGTTTTAAAAAGGATGGTTCGCCATGTCTTGCAAAAGCAAAAATTAATGGGATGTGTGGGAGTCATATTGATCAACCACAGCTTATGGGTCCCATAGAAATGGTTTCTAAAAATAATGAAGGTATACGTCATACACATAATTTATCAGAATGTATATTTAAACCCGGGTGTCCGGCATGCGAAACATCAAGAAAGTCATTTAGAGAATTGCGTGGATTATTGTAATAATGAATAAATCAGCTATTCTACTAACATCGATTGATACCTTTTATAATATACCCGAGAATAGAGCTACTCTTTTAGAAATATTAAATAAAACTGGTGGTATTTCTTTACGAAACCTCGAATGGTTCATAACCAACTATTCTAAGAAAAATAATTTATCGTATAAAACAAAAGATGGTAAAATATTTAGTGTACACTGTGCATATAAATCAAGTTTAGATGGGTATAGTAAAAAATTATTTGATCCATTTTGTCGTTCGTCTAAGATATCATATACTGTTCCGGGTACATCCAATGAAATACATACGACTGTAGCACAGCTGAATTTCATAAGATGGTGTATAAAAAATAATATAATTGAGTACATTCATGATCATAAAAATGCGCTCTTTTCTAAACAAGGGCCATGACACCATTTTCAAAAATGAATGTTTGGTACCCTACATAATAAAGATGTAATGTATAATCACTGGTAAGTCCGTCTTCCATAGTTACATCTAAAACAGTTCTATTTGATTGTAGCTGACTAAAATCTAACATTCCCGATGGTTCCACATTAATCGGATTCATCGAGAATGCATACGTGTAAATGTTTCGCAACGGTCTCGATAAACGACTTGAAAATGGAACAACGTATTTAAAATATTTATGATCACTATCTTGTATATTTGGTATATCTTCACCATTTACAAATATTTTAGCTTTTGCCATTGGTGGGTTATAAAATTCATTGTTTATAGAATATTCTACATTAGATGAAAAGTTATACCGATTTGCAAATACATTTGCAAGTAGAGTGTCACCACCTGTAATTACATCTTCGTTTTCGAAAGATTTTTGTCTAAAGAACCAATTTAAGGTTTTAACAGGTATATTTGGAACAAGTTCAAGTTTTGCGTTTTTTACCCCAGTGGATATATCCAAAGTGGGGTGTTTTTTAACAATGTCTGTAACAAGTACATGTCTTTTATTTGTTATATAAGTACGTTCAGATGGTTCGAGTGTTATTTCCTCGGTAACAATATCAAACTCATTCACTGTTAATGTATCTGTTTCATTTGTAAAAAATGTTTGTTTATGAAATTCAAATTCAAATTGAAGTTTTTGTTTATGGATAGCACATATTGGAAAATAAGGACGATTTGGTTTATTTGTTTCATATTCATCACTTTCATACTTACGTGAAAAGAGTAAAGGTATAGGGATATAAACACGAGATTTAGCTTGTGCTAATACCTGATTACCGGCTAATAAAGATGTATCCTCTGCATTATTTCTATTTAAAGTGTATCTTTTTGTTCTTTTTTCGGATTCGTCGAGGTATAATTCATCGTATATAATTCCCCAATCACCATGATATTTTTCTACTACTGTTTCATCGACACGCATGGTTACCGATTTAAAAATATGTCTCCCTATTTGATCTGTATAATAACTATCAGTTCCCGTTAAACGAGGCAGTTCAAATGTCACGTACATATTTGCTAAAAGATCACCCATATTTCGTGGGTTATATGTAACTTTTATAGTTTCACCAAATGGCCAAGATGTTGAACCCGAACTTGGTTTATTAATATTTAAATTCTTATGAAACTTTGTAAAATTGGCATGTCTTTTTGGTTCATACTTAAAGAGTGAATGAATAGGATCATCTTCTAAGAGGTATGTATCTTGTTTACCAATTGCGTTGAGTGATATTATAGAACCCGTATTTGGTCCAGATGTATCACACATACTTACTACTTACTATTTATATATTTTTTAAATCACTTTTCCACATATCGATATGAGACATATTCTGTAATAGTTCGAGTTCTTTTTTTATTTTTTCCGTTTCTTCCCTGAGACTTTGTACAGCTTCGTGTGTATATTGATATGTTTTGATATTCAAGAGATAATCATAAGAGTTATCTATTTTATCAAATATTTTCCCTATTTCATGTTCGAGATCGGAACGTTTACGTTTAAATACAATAAGTTTTTCATGTATAACCATATCAACAAATTTTGACATATTTTCCATTTTTTTACTTTTTTCTTTTAAAACATGTATAAGATGTGTTTTCCTCTTTTTATATGTTTTTGTTCGTATTTCTACAAAATCCAATAGAATTTCTTCTGGACTTTCGTATTTATAAATACCCTTATTTGGATGGAATAGATGCATATTTGATATATGAAATGTTTTTTGGAGTTTAAAATCTTTTATTATATCGTTACCCGTGTACCCTTCTACGACGAAATCTATACTTTCTGTAGTACTATTATTCACATAGTTTGTAATTTTTTTCTTTTCCATGAGTGTATCAAGATATTCTTTGTATTCCTGTGTCCATCTACCCGGTGGAAGTTCGCTGATTTTTATTTTATTATTTACACACGACCATAATCCCTCTGTAATCCATAAACCTTCACTATTACTAAAAACTCGCCCCGTAAATTTATTGAACCATGGTTTCATAGGAACTACATTTTCTCCACTTATGACACGTTTTATATTGTTACAAATATCATCTGGATTAAATGGTGGTATATACGAACTAAATCCAGTACCTATACCTTCTGTACCATTTACTAAAACAGTTGGTAAAATTGGAACATAATAATCGGGTTCAATTTGTTTACCGTCATCATCCAGATATTTTAGAACTGGATCATCTTTGGGGTCAAAGAGTGTTCTAGCATTCTTCGCGAGTTTCGTGAAAATATACCTAGTTTGACTTGCATCTTTACCACCCATGAGTCGTGTACCAAATTGACCACATGGTTCAAGTAAATTTATATTGTTTGATCCCATAAATTCGTGCGCTAACTTTACAATTGTATCTGCTAAAGATACTTCACCGTGATGATACGATGTTTTTTCCGAAACATATGCGGCTAATTGTGCAACCTTCATTTCAGATGTAAGATTTTTTGTGAAACATGCATATAATACTTTTCTTTGAGACGGCTTTAATCCATCGGAAACATGTGCAATAGATCTTTTTAAATCGGCGAGACTAAAATTTACGAGATCTTTATGGATAAAATCGGAAATACCAAGACGTTCTACGTTTCCATATGGTATTTCTAGTTCTGTTGCTTTCTTTTCAGTACTTTCAAGTAACCATGTTTTACGCAAATCTGATTTTGTCTTATCGAATGCCAGAATTATAGACTCATCCATAGAATCATCTGTATCAAATTCAACTGTAAGGTCTTTTATTTTTTTAAAATATTCTCGTGCTTCTACTGATGTAGATGTACCGAGACCCTTGTAATATTTAATTTTCCATCCAGATTTACCATTTCCATACCAATGTCGAAATGTCGAATCTGTATAAAATGATTTTGTTTCAGAACCTTTGGCTGCTTTTATAATAGGAGTGACCATACTTACAACAAAATTAAGTTTAAGTAAACTTGGCCAGAAATAATGAATCATATTAAGAATGAGACCCTTTATATGACTCCCGTCATTATCGGCATCTGTCATTATCATAAGTCGACCGTATCTGAGTTCAGAAAGTGATGTATATACTTTACCTTGTTGAAGACCTAAAATTTTTTTAAGATCGTTAAACTCCTTGTTTTCGGTAAGTTGTTTTACACTCGCGTCACGAACATTTTTACATTTACCCCGGAGTGGGAAAACACCATAATAATCGCGACCAACGACTGAAAGACCCGCAATTGCAAGCGTTTTTGCAGAATCTCCTTCGGTAACGATAAGAGTACACTTCTTAGAATGTGATGTACCGGCCTTATTTGCGTCATCGAGTTTTGGGATACCCGTTATTTTTGATTTACGAGAACCATCTGTCTTTTTGAGCTCTTTCATTTCACGAAACTTTGACAGTGCTGTGAGTTCTGATTGAATACTCGTTTTTAGAATATTTTTTATAAATGTTTTTGGTGGTTCAAATTTACTTCCAAAATCTTGTGGTTTAAGTGTACATTCCGATTTAACCTGACTACTAAAACTTGGATTAACAAGAGTCGCTTTTACGAATACAAAAAACGCATTTTTGACTTGCTGGGGGCGAAGTTTTATCTTTTTTGCCATATCTTCGATAACACCATTTGCAAGTATTCCTGAAACATGGTCAACATGCGAACCACCTTTTGTAGTGCATATACCATTTACAAACGATACGTGTTCAAATCCATCATCCGATGGTGCGATACATACCGACCACCTGTCACTTATAAATGTACACATTTCATCTGTTTTTGTATACATTTTTGCGTATGTATTAAATGCGCATTTTGGTAAAGGTTCACCTTGAAATTTTACTTTACAGTTTTGTGATGTACAAATATTTGCATCATATACACGTTTTTCGAAAATTTTGTATATAGTCTCGTCCATTCTTGACATACCAAAACGTTTCCAATCGGGTATAAAAGTGATTGAAACGCTTGAAGTCACACCCGAATATTTTTTTATTTTAGGTGTACCACATATTTTCATATTATTTGACCAATCTTGTGTATATATACACTTATTTTCACCATCTTTAATTTTAACAGAAAATTTAGTTGAATAAACATTTGTAAGTTTTGCACCATATCCATTACGACCACCCACAACACGTTTTTGTGTATCGTCATAATTCGTACTTGTGAGTAAATGACCAAAAGTCAATTCTGGGTTCCATAAACCTTCTTTTTCATGCATTTTAACTTCGATTCCACCTAAAGGTCCATTGTTTTCGATAGTTATTTCACCAGATGTTTTATCGATAGAAACACCAAGAGATGTTACATTTTTTGGGTACATGGAGTTTCGATCGATAGCGTTTACTAAAATTTCATCAAATATTTTCAAGAGTGCTGGTGAATACACGACACTTTTCTTTTCAAAGTGTCCAGTATCGTGTATCCAATACGGTTCAGCTACATGCGAAACTGGTCCAACATATGAATCTGGACGCTTTAAAATGTGTTCCACGTGTGTAAGTTTTTGAATACTTTCACTCATTTATACTGTATCGAGTCTTTTACTTAAGTATCTTTTTAGGTCTTCGTACCAATATAATAATTCCTCTTTTGTTTTTGACTTGGGTTGTGGAAATATATTTTTTATACGACCACATTCACGATCCCTGAATACAGAGGGGTGAAAATTTTTAAAAGATTCTTTATAACATGCATAACAAACACGTTTTGCAGCTATACCAAAACATTTTAGATACATACCGTTATTAAATGTAAAAATAGGTCTCAATTTTTTATATTCACGTATAAGAATTCGTTCCCTCGAATTATCCGTGTGTATACGGGGGTCTAAAGGGCAATTACATACATAACATTCTGTTGTCCACTTAAGATACATTTTAAAGTAAATGTTTTTATTTTTTATATTATTCACCTAAAGTGAAGCTATATGTTCTTCTAAGTTTTATAAAGAACCACATCCTTTATTAACCTAAGTTATTTTTATTTTACTTAATAAGTATATTATTTCAAATGTCGAAATATTTTTTGCCATCTGTGAAACAGACGAATTTTGGTGATACTGTAAATGTACTCACTAAAAAACATCAATCAAATATTCAAAATTATGATGATTGTTTACGCGTGTCTAAAAATATGAAAGATTGTAAAAAAACACCAGAAGAAATGGCACAAATTCTCGATAAAATGAGAAAAAAGAAACTTGAGTGTCAGAAAACAAACCCGATACAAGTTATAGATTTTGTTCCTAAACAAGAAGTCTCTGAAAATCGTAATATATGTAAAGCTTTTACATTATCGGGTAAAAAATGTACATTCAAAGCCGTATGTGGCGACTACTGTAAAAAGCATAGAATAGATGATCAAGTGTTAGGAACTAGACCAAAAATAAATGTTCCTCTATTATAAAAAGATGTTAGATCAAGAAACGCTTAGACCTGTTATAATAGCTATGGTACTTTATCTTGCAATTTCAAAATTTGTACCAGAAATACTCAAACAACCAACTAATATTAAATTTATAGATGATATTGTCGCCATGCTCATCGCTCAGAGAGGTTCACTCACTTCTGGTGTTATTTTGACTGGTATTATCGTTTTCCTTACCAATTACATTAGTGACGAATTCTTGTAATACATTTTCTTTGCATGTTAACATATGAGTTCTCGGATGTTCCATATACCTTAGTTTCTTGGTATATGCATCTTCCATAAATTCGCGTAATTGTTTTTCATCTGGTTTTCCCCAACGCATACCAACTTTAAACAAAAAATCATCTCTTATCAATTCCTGACGTTCGCAATCAATTGTATAAGGTGTTTTTATATATTCGGGTGCACCCCCATAATCTGTTATGATAACTGGTTTGTTTCGTAATGCTGCTTCGACTGCACCCAAACCGATTCCTTCTGAACTTGAAAAACTTACGTAACAATCACCCAGGGCGTGAATTTTTTCCATTTCTTCGTCTGGTATAAGACCATTTATAACTTCAACATTGGGTATTTTTATTTGTATAGGTTGTTTACATGTCGCTTTTATGAGTAGACGTGAATCAGGTTTATTCATACGAACGAATGTTTCAATAATCTTATTAAAGTTCTTTCTTGGATCGGTTATGTTTCCTATATGATAAAATGTGTATGGTCTATTATCTGGTACATGAGCGTGTATTATAAAAAAATCTGTATCAGGAAATTGTTTTTTAAATACTTTTCGACAAAATTCACTTGGTACGGCAATTTTATCAAATAATGCAAAGAGTTTACCATAATCTTCGTGTACAGTTTCAGTTTCGCATATAGTCATACACGTTACATTTTTAATTTTACGTTTGATTTCGGGTATCTTATCAAGCCAATATTGAATAGGTAATGCATAAATAAATGCATTTTCACAGACCGGAATTTCATCATTTATTTCGATACATTTACATCCAGGAAAAAGTTTCATATATTTTCTTAACTGCTGCCCTATACCACTTAATGCGGTTGGTCCAATGAATAACATTTAGTATAAAGATAATCTTTCTTTTATATATATTACGCGATGGACTCTGTCAGAGAACAAATTCAAATTCAACTTTCACGATCGAAAGTTCACTCGGATGAACTTTATAGTATTATCAAACAGATTGCCGATCACATCGATCCACCAAAAGCTGTAGCTCCAGCTCCAGCGCGAACTGCCAAACCAGCTCCAGCTCCAGCCCCAACTCCAGCTCCAGCCCCAACTCCAGCTCCATCTCCAGCTCCAGCCCCTAAAAAGACGGTTAAACGTGTCGTTAAAAAGAAGGCTGCGGAATAGACGGTGTATTCTTATTTTTAATAAAAATAAAACCACCAGTTATTAATGCTATAAATAATATTAAATAGCGAAATGGGTACTTTTTCTTTTTTTCCGTTTCCATTTTTTCGATATCTTTCTTATCTGGAAGTTTTTCAACATTTACGTTGAGATCTTCTATCTTCCCGATAAGTTTATGTAACGCTTCTAAAATTTGGAGTTCACGATCTGTTGGTTTTTCTTTAACGTCTATTGTCGTCACTTCTAATGTCATGTACCATTCTGAATCTGGTTGTAGTTTTACATAATCCCCGTCACCTTGTTGTTCATACATTTCAAAATCGAGTTTTTGGATAGATATAGGGTTAAATAAAGATGTTGGTCTATTGAATGATTTCCATTGTTTATCTTGTATTTTAAAATTATTTGAACCATCGAATATTCTTTCTAAAGGTATACGTGCAAATATTTGACTCTTTCGTTCATTTAGTATTTGTGCTGTTTTTGGTATATCATCGCATATAATATCTATGTATTTTGCACCATTACCTGTACCACCACCAGATACACCCACTTGTGTTACGTAAAAATCAACGACTTTTAAACCACATACTTTATTTATATCTGATACATGAGTATTTGATTCAAGGTTTAAATCAAATGAGAATGTATTATTCGTACCATTTACAAAATTTGAATCTATTGTTATGTACTGAACCTTTTTAGGTAACTCCTGGAGTGAAACCATCTTGTATTTAGTATATAAAAAAATAAACACAAATATTAACAGTAATGTACACATTCTATTCAAGTGTATGTAACTTATTAGGGCCGAAACAAAAACCACCCGTAGATGTATCAAAATCTACAAATTTACAACAAACAAATACAACTATAAACCCCCGTGAAAATGATTATATTATATCTAAAAATGAAGCTAATGAAACTATCATTTTAGAGGTTCCAAAGAGACCTAAGTTTAGATATAGTCTATATTAAATCATAAAAAAATGAAATGGATGATTACATTGCCTTACACACATACGACTATAAACTCGCGTTTTGTCAAGCGACAAACGACCTCCCGGGAGACATGCAAAGGTGTATATGGGAAAAACTTAATACATACGAATCGCAAAATCGTGAGTGTCCGGGGGCGCCCCGGCGAATCAAACAAGATTCGCGCTTCTCACCCGAACGACTCGGAATCTTGGTCAGAAAATGGAGAGAAAAATGGGGAGAACCAGACAGTTTCTAAAAAGCGTAAATCAAGACCAACTGTTGTATCGATAATGAATGGGGGGCAACATGGTTATGCATTGATAGAAGATAATTGTGATTTGGATTTTGATATCGTAAAAAAACGTATTGAATATGCTGCTAAAAATGGTATTGAGAAATGCGAAATTTCAACGACTATGGATAATGTTTTGTCTATAATTTTGGGTGGGGGTCAAGGTACACGATTATACCCTTTAACCGAGAAACGTGCCAAACCAGCGGTACCACTCGGGGCAAACTATCGTTTGATTGATATACCCGTGTCTAATTGTATTAATAGTGATATTAATAAGATTTACTGTTTAACACAATTTAATTCCGCGTCTCTCAATAGACATATTTCAAGGGTGTATAACTGTATGGGATCTTATTATAAACCTGGGTTTGTCGAGGTTTTAGCTGCGCAACAGTCTCAAGATAATAAGACGTGGTTTCAAGGTACTGCAGATGCTGTTAGACAATACCAATGGCTTTTTAATGATTCTGGATGTGATGAGTATCTTATTTTATCCGGGGATCACTTATACAGAATGGATTATAAGAGGCTTATTATGCACCATCGTCGAACTTGTGCGGATATTACAGTTTCAGCAATTCCTGTGGATGGGGATAGAGCGAAATCTTTTGGTTTAATGAAGATTGATATAAATGGGCGAGTAATAGATTTTGCAGAAAAACCAAAGGGTGAAGAATTATTACGAATGGCAGTTTATGATGAACCAGAACCTTATATTGCATCTATGGGCGTTTATGTTTTTTCTGCTAAGATTATGAAAGATTTATTAACTATTTACTGTGAAGATAAAATGGACTTTGGTGGAGAAATTATACCACACGCTACGAGTATGGGAATGCATGTTCAATCTTATATTCACGATGATTACTGGGAAGATATAGGTACAATTAAATCATTTTACAATGCGAATTTACAGTGTAATGAGGATGATTCACCATTTTCATTTTATGATGTTGATGCACCTATATATACTTCTTTGAGGTTTTTACCACCTACAAAAATGTTAGGTTCCCAGGTATTAAAAAGTACTATTGGTGATGGATGTTATATTCATAAATCAAAAATTAAAAATTCTGTAGTTGGGTTACGATCTTCCATCTCAGAAAATTGTATAATTGAAGATACGTTATTATTGGGTGCAGATTATTATGAAAATGAAGAAGAATGTAGATTAAAAGATGATTGTTTTATGCCTATAGGTGTTGGTCAGGGAACTACTATAAGGAATGCTATAGTTGATAAGAATGCACGCATAGGAAATCGATGTTACATAACTAATTCAAAAAATGTAGAAGAAGATTTATCTAATGAAAAACGTGGTTGGGTAATAAAGGATTATATAGTTATAATTTTTAAAGATGCAATTATACCCGACGGGACTATAATCTAAGATAAAGAATTAAATATCTCTATTAAGTAAAATGAAATGTACATCGCATACTAGAACTTTAGCGTGTTTGGCACCTAAAAATCGTCGTAAAGTCGTGAAGTGTATGAGTGTTAAAAAACGGCCATCCCCATCATTAGTACGCGAAGAAATAAAAGAAGAAACAATAACACCAATTCACGATTCTCAATTAAAAACCTCAAAA